AACCTCTTTCAGAAGGTGGTATATATTCAGACGCTACATTAACTGTTCTAAATAATAAGAACATTGCCAAGACTGAGATAAGATTTCAAAATGTTTTCCCTATATCTTTAGGGTCATTATCTTATGACATCAAGGCAAGTGACGTTGATTATTTACAAGTACAAGCAAGTTTTAATTATATGTATTATGAAATTGTACAGATATCTTCTTCGTAGTACAAAAAAATATAGGATGACTTTTGATGAAAACTTTAACATGGATCGATACAGCCGTCTGCCTAGGTAATGGGCAATCAAGACAAGGCTTAGACCTCAACAAAATGAAAGACCATGCAACTGTAATAGGTTGTAATGCTATCTATCGTGATTTCACACCTGATATATTAGTGGCATTAGATTCAAGAATATCACACGAGATATATCGTAAAGCAAATCATAATAATATGAAAATATATTTAGGATATTGGACACCTGTTCCAATATTTGTTGCAAAAGAACAGTTGAAAGCATGGCAAGGCAAAACTGATATCGTTTGGAATGATAGTGAAGAAGCTGTTTATCATGGTGCTGATGGTGTATTCACACTTACAAAGGGAAATAATTTAGGTATAACTTATATCACAGGTGTTTCTAAAGAAGATAAAATAAAAAGCGTTGAACCAGATGTAGATGGTTTTGGATATGCAACAGGTAGTCGATCGGTATATCTTGCTTGTGAATTAGGTGCTAAAGAAGTATATATCGTAGGTCACGATCTATATTCCGATACAGAAAAAGTCAATAACATATATGCAGGTTCAAAAAGTTATGCCGAGAAAGACGCATTGGCGGCTAGACCTGATAATTGGATACCACAACATAAGAACACATTTGATAAGTTTCCTGATACTCAATTCTATAAAGTAAATAAGGGGGAAGCAAAAACCGCTTCCGAAATATCTGAATGGAGTTCATGTCCTAATCTAAAATATATAACACAAGAAAAAATGCTACAACAGCTTTACAATTAACCGAAAAGGTGATATAATACATACATGACATTAGAAGAATTACAACAATCGGTAGATAAAGATTTTAAATTAGATGATACAGAATTAGACGCTGAATCAATTAAGATACCTTTATTACATAATAAATATTTACAACACTTTAATAAGTTTTCTTTACTATTAAAGAAATCGGAATATGAACATAAGGCTATGCTAAGAGATAAGTGGGAATACTATACAGGTAAGGCAGACCCTAGTGTATATAAAGATAAACCATTTGACATAAAAGTATTAAAGTCAGATGTACATATCTATATGGATTCTGATCCTGAATTACAAAGAGCTGATCAAAAAGTTGCTTATCAAAATCAAATCGTTAAGTATCTTGAACAAGTTTTAAGAAGTATAAACAATCGAACATTCTTAATTAAGAACGCTATTGAATGGAAGAAGTTTACAAGTGGTGCAATATAATGGAACATCAAAAAGTATTTTCTACAAACATCTTTATAAAAGATAATTTTTTAGTACCTCAAAGATTGCCTTCTATGGAAGAAGAAATACTTTATCTTTATAGTAAAAGAAATCATAATAAAGTTTGGCAAACAGGACCTCATTTAGAAAAGAGTCAACCATTTAAATGGTTTGCAACAGATGTAGCTAAGGCTGCTTTTGAAGTTCTTGATAAGTTAGGTTATGAAGCAGATCAATTAGAGATTACTGATATGTGGGGTACTATATTAAAACAGAATGAAAATCACCCACCACACACTCATTCAAACAATTTTTTAAGTGGAGTTTTTTATTTAAACTCCGATGCTGAAACTGGTATTATTTTTCAGGACCCAAGACCAGCAGCAGATGTAATAGTGCCGAGAAAGAAAACGAAGACTAACGAAAATTCAAACTTACTATCCTATATTTCAAAAACTAACAGACTAATAATATTTCCTTCGTGGTTACTACATTGGGTCCCAATAAATGAGTCTAATAGAAATCGTATAAGTATTTCTTTTAACATACAGATAAAGGGACAAGTAGGTGAACATCACGAATATCAATCAGGACAATTCTAATCTTATCATTATAGAAAAAAAGAATGAAGTTTACATTACGGTAAACTGCGAGTCAGATGTACAAAGAGAAATATCTGAATTCTTTACTTTCTATGTGCCAGGATATAAGTTTATGCCAGCATTTCGAAATCGTATGTGGGATGGAAAAATAAGATTGTTCTCACAGAAGACGAAAGAAATTTACTTCGGACTATATCCATACATTAAAGCATTCGCCGAAGAAAGAGGTTATGCCATAGTTGCTGGTAAAGATGTAGAGATAGATAACAAGGTTAATAAAGAAACGGTAACTAAATTTTCTAATAGTTTAGGTCAAAAATTTGAAGCAAGAGATTATCAGATAGACGCAATATATCATAGTTTAAAACGCAATAGGGCGCTGCTAGTAAGTCCTACGGCCTCAGGCAAGTCATTCATCATATATTCCTTAATACGATACTACACTCATCTAATCAACGAACAGCACAATAATAGAATACTTTTAATTGTTCCTACAACATCATTAGTGGAACAAATGTATACCGATTTTGAATCGTATGGTTGGAATGTAAAGAAGTATTGTCATAGATTATATAGTGGATATTCAAATCAAACAGACAAGAAAGTATTGATATCAACATGGCAAAGTCTATACAAGTTGCCGAAAGAATACTTTGAACAATTTGGTGTTGTATTTGGTGACGAGGCACATCTATTTAAATCAAAATCATTAACAGAAATTATGACTAAACTTATTGATTGTAAGTATCGTATCGGTCTTACAGGAACATTAGATGGTGCTCATACACACAAGTTAGTATTAGAAGGCTTATTCGGTGCTGTAAACAAAGTTACAACAACTAAAAAATTAATGGATAAAAATCAGTTAAGTAATCTTGTTGTGAGATGTTTGATACTTAAACATAGTGAGGCAAATGCCAAGATCATATCAAAAGGTAAGTATCAAGACGAGATAGACTATCTTGTGAGTAGTGTATCAAGAAATAATTTCATTCGTAATCTGGCACTTAAACTGAAAGGTAATACATTGATACTATTTCAGTTAGTAGAGAAACATGGTAAGAATTTACATAAAATTATTGATGATAAAGCGGAAGAAAATCGAAAGGTTTTTTATATATATGGTGGTGTAGAAACAGAAGAAAGAGAAAAGGCAAGAGCCATAGTTGAGAACGAAAATGATGCTATTATTGTTGCAAGTTATGGTACTTTCTCTACTGGTATTAACATTAAGAATCTACACAATATAATCTTTGCGAGTCCATCAAAGAGTAGAATAAGAAATTTACAATCAATCGGTAGAGGTCTAAGACTAGGCGACAATAAAGTCAATGCCACTTTGTATGATATATCAGATGATCTAACTTACAAGTCTAAAGAAAATTATACCTTAAAGCACTTTCAGGAAAGAATAAATATATACACAGAGGAAGAGTTCGATTACGAGATACATAATATTAACCTAAAGGATTAAAATGGCTAATAACACAAATTATCGTATGGTAAAATTAATTGATGGTACTACTATCATGGGTAGTATTGTTGTTGATAAAGATTTCCTACGAATCACAAACGCATTAGAGTTACATACGGTACAAAGGCACACAGAGGTAGGCGGTAAAGAAGACACTACTTTAAAGCCTTGGATATCTTTTACAAATGATAAGACTTTTGTTATTCCAAGAGATAAGATATTGGTAATCACTCAAGCGGACACTCACATATCGCATTATTACGAAGTTATATTGACTAAAGTACTTAAAGAAAAAAAGAACATTAAGCCTGTATTATCTGCTGAAGAAATGGACAAGATATACGCTTTGGCAGATCAGATGGATCAAATGCAAAAAATAGATCAAGTAGACCAAAGAGAAACTGCCTGGTCAGAAGAAGATTTAATTGAATTATTTGGAAAGAAAACTATCCATTAAGATATAGTAGCTAAGGTGGTCCCTCAAGCGACTACATAGTCATTATATCATAGATCCTAGGACTGTCAAGCATATTTGAAAAATAATTAATTAATACAACCAGCTTTACTTCTTGCTATAAAAATGTTATAATGAATATATAAATCAGAAAGATAAATTATGAGTGAAAAAAAACAAAGTAAGGCAAAACTGAAACCACATTATGTAGATAATAAGAAGTTTCTAGCTGCCATGATTGAACACCGAGAAAAAGTCCAGAAGGCAGAAGACAAGAAACGAAAAGCACCGATGGTAACTAACTATATTGGCGAATGTTTTTTGAAAATTGCTAATCACCTTTCTTACAGACCTAATTTTATAAACTATACCTATCGTGACGACATGATATCAGACGGTATAGAAAACTGTTTACAGTACATGAGAAATTTCAACCCAGCAAAATCTAATAATCCATTTGCATATTTTACACAAATTATATACTATGCGTTTATCAGAAGAATACAAAAAGAAAAGAAACAGCAAGATGTTAAAGCTAAACTGATTGCTAGTGCTGGTAATGAGATGATGTTAGATACTTTAGTTGGCGATGATGCTCAATACAAAAATCAGATGTTAGATTTTTTACAAAGAAATGTAAAAGAAAGCGTACCAGCAGAACCTAAAAAAGTGAAGAAGAAAAAAAATAGATAATGAAAATAGCGTTGTTAAATGATACTCACTTCGGTGTGAGAAATGATAGTATGATCTTTGATGACTTCTTACACAAATTCTATGAGGAAGTATTCTTCCCATACTTAGAAGAACATAACATCAAGACACTTATTCATTTAGGTGATGTGGTTGATAGAAGAAAATATATTAACTTTAGAGTGGCCGATAACTTTAAAAAGAAGTTTTTACAAAAACTATGGGAGAAGAAGATTGATACCCATATACTAATAGGTAATCACGATATCTATTTTAAAAATACAAATAGTGTAAATGCACTACAACAATTATGTACTGCACCCGATAGTATTAATGAACCTTGGATATACGAAGAACCTAAGGTAGTAAATTTTGATGGTCTTGACATATTAATGTTACCTTGGATCAATCCAGAAAATGAACAACAATCATTTGATATATTGAACACAGCAAAGGCTGATGTATGCATGGCTCATTTAGATTTAAATGGTTTCTATATGCACGAGAATATAACACAGACACACGGATATGATAAGAGTATCGTAAAAAGATTTGATAAGACATTTAGTGGCCACTTTCATACAAAGAGTGATGATGGTCAAATATTTTATTTAGGTGCTCAATATGAAATGACATGGTCAGATTATGGTCAACAAAAATACTTTCATATATTTGATACTGAAACAAGAGAGATAGAAGCAATACCTAATCCAAATACTATATTTAAAAAGTTAATGTATAATGATACAGAAACAAACTATGATGATTTTGATATAAGTCATTTACATAATAAATTTGTAAAGCTTATTGTTGTCAGTAAAAAAAACAATGAGATGTTTGATAGATTGCTTGACAAATTATATAATAAAATAACTGTACATGAGTTAAAGATATTAGAAGATTTCTCGGACCTAAATGCTAATCTAGTAAGTGATGATGTGGTAGAAGGTACGGAAGATACAATGACACTTGTAAATAATTATGTGGATCAATTACCAGTTGATTTAGATAAAGATAAATTAAAGAATATGATTAAAGAAACATTTGTAGAAGCACAAGATAGTGATATAACAGCAGAATGATAGTATTTAAAAAGATAAGATATAAAAACTTTCTATCAACAGGTCAACAGTTTATAGAGATACAGTTAGATAGATCAGCCAAAACATTAGTTGTTGGTGAGAACGGTGCAGGTAAATCAACCATGCTAGACGCATTATGTTTTGGTTTATTTCAAAGGGCATTTAGAAGTATTAAAAAAGAACAGATGGTCAATAGTATCAATGAGAAAGATTGTGTCGTAGAGGTAGAGTTTATCATTGGTCAAAATCAATACAAGATTGTAAGAGGTATTAAACCTAACATATTTGAGATATGGTGTAATGGTGTCATGTTAAATCAAGACGCTGCTCAAAGAGATTATCAGAAACATTTAGAATCTACAATATTAAAATTAAACTTTAGATCATTTACACAGGTTGTTATATTAGGTAATGCCTCGTTTGTTCCTTTTATGCAATTAAGAGCTAGACATAGAAGACAAGTTGTAGAAGAAATATTAGATATAGAAATATTTTCTAAAATGAATTTAATGTTTAGAGAAAAAGTTAAAGCACAAGATGAATTAATCAAACAATCAGATTTTAATTCTCAGTTAATAGAGGGTAAGATAGATTCTCAAAAGAAACACATAGAAGAATTAAGTGGCAATAATCAACAGACCATTGATAAAAAAATATTAGAAATACAACAGGCACAAACAGATATAGATAACTATCAATTGGATATAGATAGAGTATCTACCGAGAAAGCTGCATTACAGAATGAAATAATAGATGAAACTAGAATAAATAATAAGTATAAACAACTTCATAATATGGAGGCAAAGTTAGAGAATACTTGTAGTAAACACAAGAAAGATTTAGAGTTCTTTGAAACACATAACGATTGCCCTACCTGTCAACAGACTATTGACGAGGCATTTAAAACAAGTATAATTGATAAAAAGAAAAACAAGGTCATTGAAATTGATAGTGCCATGAGTCAGTTAGTAAAAGAAATTACAACTACTGAAACTCGATTAACAAAAATTAATGAAACAATGGTTGCAATTAGAGAAAAAGAATTATTGATTAATAGATACGAAACATCTATATCAGAAATTAAAAAATACATCACTAGTAAACAAGGTGAGATAGATGAATTATCAGATGACAAGTTCACAACAGGTGTTGCCACTGGTCAACTTACAGAATTACAAGAACAATTAACTGAGGCAGAATCAGCTAAGGTTAAACAAAAAGATGAAAAGAATTATTTAGATACTGCTAGATATCTTATGCAGGATACAGGTATTAAGACAAAAATTATTAAACAATATCTGCCAATAATGAATCAGTTTATTAATAAGAATTTAGCAGATATGGATTTCTTTGTTAATTTTACTCTTGATGATGAGTTTAATGAAACAATTAAATCAAGATATCGTGATGAGTTTAACTATCATTCTTTTAGTGAGGGTGAGAAATTAAGAATAGATTTAGCAATACTATTTACCTGGAGAGAGATAGCTAAGATGAAAAACTCCATGAATACAAATCTATTAATATTAGATGAAATATTTGATAGTTCATTAGACGCCTCAGGCACAGATGAATTTATGAGAATATTAACAAACAAACTAGCAAAAGAAAATGTTTTTGTTATTTCACACAAGGGTGATACTTTAATAGATAAGTTCCCTAGTATATTGAAATTTGAAAAATATAAAAACTTTACAAGGATGGCATAATGGCAGAAAAACTAACACCAGAGAAGATAGAAGAAATCGCTAAGAATTACGAGAACATACGAGCAGGTAAAGTTCCGATAATCAAAAGTGAAAAAGAAGAAATTAAGATAGATTCAAAATATCTTAAAGAAGTAAAACCTGAAAAGAGGTTACTACCTTTAATACCACCTAGTGATCCTAGATTGTTAATGCAAATTGCACCTTTTCTTGATGACACTTTAAAAGAATTTGATTTTAAAGATAGAGTTGATCTATCAAAAGTAATGTATGACAGTATGGTTAGGTATGGCGGACTTGGTCTATCTGCTAATCAAGTTGGACTACCATATCGTATGTTTGTTATGGGCGGCCACCCAGAGATAGAAGATGGCAAAGTAAGATCAGTATTTAATCCAATACTTAATGATGTCAGCGAAGAAACAGTAAACTTCAAAGAAGGTTGTTTATCTTTTCCATTTCTATTCTTATCAATTAACAGACCTAAATGGTGTTCAGTAAGATACACAGATCAAAGTGGCAAAGAAATAGAAGAAACTTTACATGGTATGTCTGCAAGAATATTTCAACATGAAAACGAACATATGAATGGTTATGTATTTACTGATCTAGTAAGTAAGTTAAAACTAGATATGGCCGAAAAGAAAAGACTAAAGATGATAAAAGAGTTTACAAAAAGTGGTGCAATTAGATAATGTCTGAAGTGAAATACTTAAAAATGGTTGTAGAAGACCATAATAAAAGTGTTGCACTTGAAAAAGAAAAACAAGGTAAATATACTATCAAAGAAATACTAGAAGCGATTGATAAATTAAAAATGAAAATGAAAAATGAGAATTAATACAGAACCAAAATTAAATTTTGAAGATGTCTTATTACAACCAAAACGTTCTACACTAAGCTCAAGACGTGATGTTGATATGACTCGTAAGTTTACATTTAGAAATTCAGGTAAGATAATGAATTTTACACCAATTTTTGCAAGTAACATGGACGGTGTTGGTACATTTAGTATGGCAAAAGTATTACAAGAACATAAAATGATGACCGTAATTACAAAATCTACTACACCAGATCAATGGAAAACAGCAGTAGGTAATGGTGTAAGACTACAAAGCGTTTCTGTATGTACAGGTACAAATAGAATGTTTGATCCTGATGCTCAAGATTATAAAAATATGCAAGAAGTATTAAAAAGTTTTCCTGATATTAAAATGATTACTGTTGATGTTGCCAATGCATATCATCAAAACATGGTTGGCTTTATTAATAAGGTTAGAGAAGAATATCCAGACAAAGTTATTGTAGCAGGTAATGTAGTAACACCTGAAATGACAGAAGAATTAATTATTAATGGCGCTGATGTAGTTAAAATAGGAATAGGACCAGGTAGTGTTTGTACAACAAGAATAATGGCTGGTGTAGGTGTTCCACAATTTTCAGCAATAGTAGAATGTTCAGACGCAGCCAACGGTGTTGGTGGACACATAATGGCAGATGGTGGTTGTGTATATCCAGGAGATATAGCAAAAGCATTAGGTGGTGGTGCTCACATGGTGATGATTGGTGGTATGTTAGCTGGTCATGACGAATCAGAACAACAAGTAGTAAATAATAAAATAGAGTTTTATGGAATGAGTTCCGATAGAGCACGAGAAATACACGGCAAAAGAAAAGATGGATATAGAGCGAATGAGGGTAAATTAATATCCTTGCCTTATAGAGGACCCGTAGTAAATACATTAGAAGACATACTAGGTGGCGTAAGAAGTGCTTGTACTTATATTGGTGCAAGAAGATTGAAAGATATGCCTAAGTGTGCAAGTTTCGTAACAACTAACAATGTAATTAATAGGACTTACGATCAATATACAAAATAAATTATAACAATAAGGAGAAGAATGAGCAACTTTAAAGACAACTCTGGTTTAGAAGAAGATAAACCTAAAGCATCCCAGGCTGAAAGAGATGAGCTAATGAAAAAGTTTTTGGCGAAGGGGGGAAAAGTTGAAAAATGTCCACCAGGTTCTGCATATATCGTAGGCAGTTTAGATAAAAGTAAAAAACCTAGATACACTAAAGAAGAAATTAGAAGTGGTAAACCTTTAGGTACAGCACCTATGCCAGACTTAACCACATATAAAAAAGGATCATATCAAGACTATGATGTAGGTGGTAATAACCTACCTCATTGGGTTCCACAATCAAAAAATCCTGTAGGAGGAAAATGATAAAAGAATTAAATGTAAAACCATATAAAGGTTCGTTAGTAAAAGTATCTAAATTTTTGGATAACTTTGAATTTAAGAAAGTTAAAACAAAATACACAAAAGGTGATGATTGGACTGCTTTATCTTTTCATGGTTATGGTAGTCATCCTTTAGATATATTGAAGCCTGGTGTGTTAAAAAGTTCAG